CGTTCAGCGGGGTGCTGAATGACAGACGGCGGAACTGGAACAGTTTCGTGATGACCGTGTCCGGATCAAAGAAGTCCCGCACCTCCACCCACCACCCGGCGTTGGTGAACGTGACTGGTGCCCCACCGGGGGCGTACGCGATGATCGTCCCCGAGGTGCGGACCCCACCGGAGTTCGTGGTGACGTAAGCACCCACCCCCCGGTCGTCAACACCGGTCGGGGCCGGGGCGACGATGATCCCGTACGCGGGGTCACCGGAAGACTGGTAGACGATGACCCGGTTGGCGGTCGTGGCGTTCCCCGTTGCCGTCGTCAACGACCACGACGTCGGGGCCAGCATGACGGTCCCGCCCGGTTCGTACACCGCCCACAGTTCCCCGGTGTACGTTCCAGCGGTCGCACCGAACCCGGTCCCGACGACGGTAATCGTTCCAGCCTCCGGGTCGAACACCGTCCACCACACATGCGGGGTCGGGACGGACGTGTCCACATCGGATGCGTACAGGTACGCGACACCGTCACCCACATCGGCGGATGCGGTGACAACTACGGAACTGGACCACTCACCCCATTCAGGCACGGTGACCTCCCCTGGCCCTCACGTAGTAGGTGGTCCCAGCGACCAACCCGGACAGGGATACGGATGCGACCTCACCGGGGTCAACCCCTGCGGAATACCCCTCGGAGAGGATCGTCGCGAACACCGGCGATGTGGAGATTTGCACGTGCATTTCCGCTTCCACATTGTCGGCGGCGACGATCGTCCCATACACGGTGATCCCACCGGCGGTGACCAGGGAGGTGGTGAGCGGTGAAGTGATCGTGGTGGACCACCCCGAACGGGTGTCAGTGGCCTCAGCGGCCCCGCTTAGCCCACCGAGGCCGGTGGTTGCGGAGATTTGCAACTCCCGCACAATCCCTTCCGGGATGCTCACCGTAGCCGCAACCGTCGGCACAGCGAAGAGAAGGTTCCCGGTGACGATGGGGACACCTACCGTCGCGGTGGCCGACACCTTGACGGCGGCAATCTTTAGCGGATTAGCCTCAGCAGCACCCACCGTCGCCACACCAGCAACGGTGGCGGGTTTCGCCAACGAGTCAACGGGGGTGGACGCACCCACGGTGGCCGTCCCGGCGACGGTCGTTGCATCAACCGTCGCCGTTGAGGTGAACGTGACCGAACCCACCGTCGCCGTCGCAGCGACAGTGGTCGCTTCCTCCAACCCCGGGATCGACGGTGCACCCACCGTGGCGACCGCCGCCACAACCGTCGGTGTCACATCAGCATTCGCCCCGCCAACGGTGACCGTCGGCGCTCCCACCGTTGCGACCGCAGCCACCGTGGTTGCTTCCTCCGTGACGAACAGAGACGCCGCACCCACCGTGGCGACACCGGAGACGACGGTTGCACCAACCGTCGCCGTTGAGGTGAACGTGACCGCACCAACGGTGGCTACCGCTGCGACAGTGGCCGCTTCCTCAGTGGCGAACAGGCTCGGGGCGCCAACCGTCGCCGTAGCGGCCACCACCGTCACCACGGCGATCACGTTCGGCCCTACCGCGATCGGCGCACCCACGGTTGCGGTGGCGTTGACAGTGGCAGGCGCAGCGACGATAACTTCGGCGAACGACCCAACGGTCAGTGCAACGTCATCGGAAGTAGTGGTGTATCCAAAGGTGAAGTCGCTTGTGCTGGGTCGGGTCTGCCTGTCGACGCGTACCCCGAATGCTCCAAAACTGGACCGGGTGAACACCGGAGTCAGGTTCACATTCGGCACCGCGCTCGTCACCGCTGTACCGGTGTAGTACCCGCCAACCGCGGCCGAGTAACGCCCCCCCACGGTCAAAGAAACGCTCGGGTTGCTCGCCTGTTCGCTTACCCCACCCGAGGTGACCGACTCGGTGTCCAGACTATTGGCGCTAGTGAACCCGCCGCACACCATCTGCATGTCTGTCCCCGTAGCCGACGCCAAGTCAACCGACACCGTTTGAGATCCGGTGGGGATACCCGAACCAAGGAAGTACAAGTAGGAGCGGCCCGGCTCGGTGACAGTGTCGGAGTTGGTGCCGACGCGGGTCATCGTGACACCGCCGTACGTAACACCGCTCACATTGTCGGTTGAGTCGGTGCCGTGGAGTATCGACACCCACACCCCTTTGAGGGTTTCACCGGCGGGGTCGTGGGTGAACGTGTACGGGTCGGAGGTGTCGGTGCGGACGGCCTCAGTGACCGAACCCGCGTGCCGAATGCCGAGGGTCACAACCTCTGAGAAGGTCCCCACGACCAGGGCACAGTCATCAGTCGCGGCGGTGTAGGAGAAGGTGAAATCGGAAGACGACGCGGACGTTTGCTTATCCACCCTCGCACTGAACACCCCGAAGTCCTCATCGAGGACTGCGGTCATGTTCCCGTTCGGTGTGGCCGAGGAGGGCGCGTCGAGTCCGGTGTAGAAAGCACCCACGGTGAGGCAGGTGCGGGACCGTGCGAGCATCGTCAGCGACGGGTTGGTCGCCTGTTCACCCACTGTTTGGGCGTCGACTATTTCGATTTCGGTCGAACCCGTGAACCCCCCGCACACGAACTGCACATCGGTACCTGTCGCCGATGCCATGTCCACCGAAACCGTTTGGGTACCAGTGGGGATGTCGTGCCCGAGGAAGTACAGGTAGGCCCGGCCCAGTTCGGTGGCGGTGTCCGTGTCGGTGCCGACGCTCAGCATAGCGACACCACCGTAGGTGACACCAACAATGTTGTCGGTGGAATCCGTCCCGTGGATAGCGGTGACCCACACCCCTTTCAGGGTTCCACCGGGGGTGTGGGAGAACGTGTACGGGTCCGAGGTGTCGGTCCGGACACCTTCGGTGTAAACGGAGTCATGGGCGATCGTCATTGTTAGACCGCGTTCTGTGTGAGGTCCAACGCCCCAGCGGCGAGAGTGGGGCTACGACCGGCAACGATTACGTCGACAGCAGCATCCAACACACCGAACGCCCAACAGGTACCGGCGGTGGAGGCGTCGAACACAGCCCACTGGTTACACGACACCAACGACCACGCCGCCGTCGACAGCGGCCACCCAATCGCCACATCGTTGGTCGCAAGTTCGTTGGTGATCGTCCACAACGCATCATCGTTGGTTTTGGCCACACGGGCGTAAGATCCGACCCCTATCGTTGGCTCAGCCCCCAACACGGTGACAGGTAACCCCGCCTCATAAGTGAGAGCGAAGTACAAGGTGGTTGGTGCACCAGCCCGTTTCGCGGACCCGAACACCGACGCCAGCACGAACGACCGGGTGGTCACTGAACCCCAAGCCATGACCTTCTCCTCACGTCCATGATGCTGCGGTGGCTCTTAGTCTGGCAGCCCTGGCGCCCAAGGTGGCCGCAGCGGGTGTAACCCGCCGCACAGTCACCACCCCTGACCGGGACCTCCCGGGGATCGCACCGAGCGGAACCGACGCGGCAAAGTTACGGCCATCGGTGGACAGGTAATGGGTGACGGCGAACTCATCGGTGTCTTCGGACGCCTCAACAGTCATAGACACCGAGTTCGCCGTCCGGGTTGAGGTGTTCGCGACGACGATCGCCTGATCCGCCGATGACCCCCTGGGGACCGAACCCCAGTCGACAACCCCACCGGCCAGGGTGGTGAAGTCCGCCGAGCGGATCTCCAACCCCTCGGGGTTCCCGAACCCGTACAAATGCAGGGTCCTCCACGCCGTTGTCCCTGGCGCGAACCGGATCCCCTTACACGGCAACGACAGCCCCGTGGCCAGGTTTGACCGCCACGTCGACCCGGACACCACAGTGTCCCCACGGCGGGCCGTGACAGCCGTCTGAGCGGTCCACGCCCCGTCACCCCCGTTGGTGGTGTCCTGCGACGTTTGGCAGGCCACTGAGAGGTCTGAGGCGGCCCCGTGGGCGAGGAAGATTGAGTCGACGGTGACGGTGGTGGGGAACACCACGGCCAACCAGTCGATCCCGGCTGAGGCGATTCCCCCGGTGGCGGAGGACCCGTTCAGTTCGGCGACGTCAGGGGCCGTCGGGGTCGACGGGGTCACACCCACGATCGTACGAACCAGGCTCCCGTCGGAGTCGTAGGGGCGGCGCGGGCCGGATGCGACCGGGTAGGTGGGCATGATCAGCCTCGGGGTGTGGCGAAATCAATCGTGACGGATCCGCCACCGGTCAACACCATGTTGTTGTCCCCCGGTAGGAGTCGCATGAACTCCCTGCCCCCATCCTTAGAAAGTGCCGCGATCACATTGGTTGACCCTTTCAGAGCGGTACCGGCGCGAGTGTCAACGACGATCGTCCCGGAGTCATCGATCTGCAACCACGACACCGGATCGGTGGAGTTGTTCGTCAACCGGTAGTTCGACCCGCCGGTGAACGTCAACGTCATGTTCGTCGCCTGCACATTCCCAGGGTTGTTCACCGTAGTCACGACACCACCACCGAGTTCGTGGCCCCGTACCAGATCGGATCCGCGAACAGCAGATCAATCCCGACCGTCTGGTAGGAGTCGAAATCTTCCGGCTGCTCGGGGAGGATCGTTGACGCCGCCTGCGCGTACCCAGTCCACGTTTCCGTCGATCCCCCCGCGACCAACACATCCCGCTGAATCTCAATCTGCGCGTTCTCCGCTGCGAACAGGGCCAGCAGTTCGATCCGGTTGGAGTTCAGTTGCCCCACCCGGTTCAGCACACCCACCGGGTACACCCCGTCGGCGTCGCATGAGTCGATGGTGATGGCGATGGACCGCACAATCTCAGCCAACTGTTTCGGCCGCCACATCGTCCCCTGCAAATACGCGACCTCAAAGTTCGTTGAGCGGAACGCCGCCATCGCATCCAGGCCGGACCGGTCGCTGATCCAGAACTGCCTACCCATGATGGAGGTGCCGTTGACCCGCACATCCTGATCTGACCAACTACTGGGCACGACCTAACACCTCCCGTTGCCGCAACTTCCGTGACACAGAATCTCCTGCCGACGCCGGATCCGGGGACACGATGTGGAAGTTGTTCGTCGTACTGGTTGCCCCCTTCGGGCCACCGCCGCCGCCGCCCCCGTTGTCTTTGTTGGGGTGTTTCCTTCCGCCACCGGTTGGTGGTGGAGTGGGGGTGTTCCCGGGAAGGTTCGCCAACGCCGCCAGCAACGCCTGGTTTCTCCGGTCCTGGTTGGTTTCGGTTCTAGTCCACAACGTGTCCATTTTGGTCCGCACGTACCCACCTTGCAGACGCGCCGTCGCACGGTCGAACCCGGCTTGTTTCTCGATTTTGTCCCGCTGGCTTTTGGCGTCTTGCCGCGCCTCACGACGCAACTGCTCCACCGACTGCCGCGACTTGCCCGATTCCTCAGCCGTTTTCGTGCTTTGTTTCAACACATCGCCGAGAGATTTACGTGACTCCTTGCCGATGGTGTTGCCGTCGTCTTGTCCCTTCCTTATCCGCTCCAAGTAGGCGTTACCCTTACTGGTGTTCTTGTCGACCCCGCCGATGCCGTGCTTTAGTTCCCGACCGGTGCGGATCTGTTCCCGCCGCGTGGCCCTTTCCGCGTCCCTGATCCGTTGCAGATACGCGTTGCCCTTGCGGGTGTTCTTCTCGACCCCACCGAGTCCGTGTTTGAGTTCACGGGCGGTGCTGACTTGCGCGTCCCGGGTAGTCTGACGGATCCGTTGCAGATACGCATTACCTTTCCCGGTGTTGGTTTCGACACCACCAACACCATGTTTGAGTTCACGCAACGTGGTGGCTTGGTCCCGCAAGATTCCCGTATCAACGGTGTTCCCACCGCCGCCGCCCTTACCCCTCGACGGACGTCGGGGAGTGCGAGGTGGTGCGGGCGGTTTGGTCGGCGTCCCACTAGCCGGACCGGGGCCACCGGTTTTTTTGAACCCCTTCCCGTCCTTCCCGTCCTTCCCGTCCTTCCCGTCCTTGCCACCACCGGGGAAAGGATCGGCTGGTCGGGTGTACACCGGATCCGACGACGACCCGGACGGTCCCGCTTTCTTCGCGGCTTTCTTCTTCTCCTTCTTGGCCGCCTCGGCCTGACGTGTTTTGCGGATCATGTCTCTGAGCGACTTCGGCAGGTCCCGCATCGCCTTAGTCAGATCATCCTGAGCGTCACGCGCATCCCGCAACGCCTGAGCGCGTTGCTTTTCCAGGTCGTTGATTTCCTTCTGGGCGGCCCGCTTATCAGCACCTTCCAACTGGGGAAGTTTCGACCGCAAATCCTGAGCCTTCGCAGCCAACTGGTCAGCCTGCTTTAGCGCCGCTTGCTTCGCCTTCCGCGCATCCGCAACCGACCGCACCGAACCGGCACGGTTCGTGATCCGGTCCTGCTCAGCCTGCAACGTGCGGATCCGCTTGACCGCCTTACGACGCTCAGCACCAGACAGGTCAGGCAACTGTGCACGGAGCCGGTTTTCTTCCTTCGCCGCCGCAGCCGCCCGCGCCAACAGGTCTTTCTGCACCGCCGCCGCAGCCGACGTGCGCTTTTTCTTGTCGCCCGAACCTGAACCGGTCGACACACCACCACCAGTACCGGGGCCGGTTTCTTTCTTCGCGGCGGCGGCCTGCGCTTCCCGCTGGGCGTCTTTGAGAATGTCCCGAACCGCCGCAGGCAAGTCACGGAACACCTTGATCAGTTCAGTCTGAACGTCCTTCGCCTTTTTCAGTTCAGCGGTACGTTCCTCCTGCAACGCCTTGATCTTCGATTTCGCGGCGGCCTTTTCCTCACCGGTCAACTGGGGGAGTTGCGTTTTCAGATCAGCGGCTTCCTTCGCCAACCTGTCCGCACGTTTCAGCGCAGCCTGACGTTCCGCACGCAACTCCGCTGCCTCACGGATAGCACCGGCACGCCGCAGCAACCGCTTCTGCTCAGCCTGCAACTCACGGATCCGCTTCCGCGCCTCCGCTTTCGCCGCACCATCGAGCAACGGCAGTTTCGCCCGCAACCGGTTTTCCTGCTCAGCGGCAGCCTGAGCCTTCTTAGTGAGCGCATCCTGCGCCTGTTTCGCCGCACCCGTCTTTGACAGTTGCTTAGTCTTTTTCGATTCCAGTTTCCCAGCCACCGGAACCAGATTCACAACCTGTTCCAACGGCTGATTGAACCTGGGCTTGATCGAGTTACTGATGTCATCGGTGATCCCCGTCAACGTTGACCGAGTCGCGTTCCACCCCTCACGGATCCCCTTAGTCAAACCGTCCATGATCGCGACACCGGCGCCGTACAGGAGCCGTTGGTCCTTACCGATCGGCCCCTTCCAGTCGGGGATTTTGTCCGTCACATAGTTGAACACATCGAACAGCGGGCCGAACATCGACTTGATCCCATTGATGAGACCTTGGATGATCGCCCGACCGGCGTTGTAGAGGAAGTCACCCGCGGATGAGAAGAACCCGGTGATCTTGTCTTTGATCGACGCGACCGCGCTCACCGCTTGTGCGACCTTGTCCTTGAACAACTGCACGATCGTGTTCCACACCGCCTGCGCGGTATGCCACGCCCGACGCAACGGCTCCACAATGTACTTGTTGACCAACCCCATCCCGGCCTGCACCAGTTTCCCGATGATGACCAACGCGGCCCGGATCGCCACCTGGATGCCCGCCCAAATCTTCTTCACCCAGCCGAACGCGGTCCGCAACGCATGCACAATCCGCATCACGTACTGATTCCAATACGTTTTCACGATCGCACCGACAACCTTGAACACAGTGGAGAACACTTTCTTCACCGCGTTCCACCAGAACGACACCACCGCCTTGATCGCGTGGAACGCCCCCACAATGATCGTCTTGTACAGGGTGAAGTATTTAGTCACGATCGTTTTGATCACCGAAACAGCGACCTGGAACACACCCGTGATCTTGTCCCAGTTCGACTTGATCAGCAACGCCACCAACCCGATCGGGCCGAGGATCGCCGCGACGATCAACTGCCAGTGATCCTTGACAAAGTTGATGACCGTGACGACCGCCGTTTTCAGGAATGAGAACACCGCGTCGACAACTTTCCGGAACGTCTCAAAGTGCGTGTACGCGTAAATGATCCCGGCGACCAAAGCACCAATAGCGACCACAACGAGACCGATGGGGTTGGCGTCCATGGCGGCGTTGAGCAACCACTGAGCACCTTCCCACGCCAGGGTCGCGACTCGGACGGCCTTTTGAACCGCGAGACCAGCGAGGTACGCGACACGCTGCCGCACCAGGGACAAGGTGGAAACGTTCGTCGCCGCAGCGGCGGCCTGCTGCGCCCGGGTGATCCCAACCAGCGACAGAAGCAACGACTTGATCGCGGACCCGGCGGCGACGGCGCGCTGCCTCACTAGGGCGGCGGTGGACACGTTCGTCGCGGCGGCGGCGGCCTGCTGCGCTTTGCTGATCCCGATGAGGGATAGTGCGGCGGACTTCGCGGCGGCACCAGCCCGGAGAAACCCGCCGACGAACTTCCCGAGACCTTCGGCGCCCTTTGTCGCGGCCGGGCCGATCTTCCCGATCCCCTTCACCAACGACGTTACCCCGCTGAACTTCCCCAGCAGTTGGATCGCTTTCATCGACGTTTTCAGCAGAATCAACCCGCCGACGACTTGCAGGATGATCGGGTGGGCCTTACCGAGTTTCACGAACGCTGTGACCAAGCCCGCAACAGCAGTGGCAAGCGTAGCGATCGCATTCACCGGTAGGTTGCGGATCAGTTTGAGGAACGCGTCCGCAACGTCGATGATCGCCGACGTCAACCCACCCTTACCCAGCACCGTCAACGTTTTCGTCAACGACGGGAGTAGTTGGGTGCGGAGTTGTTTGATCAGCGGCGCGACGGGGACGTCACCTTGCAACCCGAAGATGGCCTTACCCACTGCGGTGAACAGTTTCCCCGTCTGCGCCAACACCGGTCGGGCATCCTCAAAGAACTGTTTGATGGTGTTCTTACCCGAGAACGATTCGGTGAACTCACGGAACGCCTTCGCGTTACCCCGCAAAGTTTTCAGCATGTCCCCACCAAGGTCGGACCCGATGGAGAACACGTTGAACAGGCCAACGGCGAAGTCGCCGAGCGTGTGGGTGAGTAGTTTCACCAGTGCCAGGGTGTCCTTGAAGAAGGATGCCAACCCGCCGGAGGCGCGGCCCTGCGCGGTGACCACGTCCAACCACTTCGCGCCTTGCAGCACCATGTCGGCGAACGCCTGAGTCATCGGACCGGCGGCGACCACAATGTTCCGGAGGACGTTGACCAGTTTCAGCCCCGCCGAACCCAGGGTGCTGACCAGTTCGGTGTTGCGGGACAGGATCGTTTGGATGTCAGCGGAGAACGGACCCGATGACACCAGTTTCGCGCCCCGCACGGCAAGCCCGGACACAACCCCGGCCAGCGCCCCCAGTTCATCGGCGACGGCGGGGATCAGCGGTCGGAGAATGTTCAGGGCGGTCGTAAGCCCGGGGAGGGCTTCGGCGCGCATCGTCGCCTGCAACCGGTCCAGATTCTCCCGGAACGACACCAACGACTGCACAAACGCCCGCTGTTCGGCGTCCAGCCCGGCGAGGGCTTCCTTGGCCTCATCAGAGGCGGGACCGTACTCACGGATCGCTTTGACCGCGTCCCCCGCACCGGAAGTGACCGCCTTGAACACACCAATGACCGACCCGAACGCGAGGAACCCCGCCGGGGCGGACGCAAGGATCCCCGCTAACGGCCCCAACGCCCCGATCAGTGCGGTGGCACCGGCGGTCAACGACACCAGCAGCGACCCGACCTGCGCGAGCGCCCCCCCGATCGCCGCAGCGATCACCCCGAGGAACGCGAACCGCAAAGCCTTCATCACCGTCGCCGCTGACAGCACCTTCTTGATGAACGACCCGGTGGTGTTATTCGACCTGCGGGTGCTTTTCTCGTACCGGTCCTGCTCATCGGTGGTGGTGTGGGTTTCGACACCCAACTGGTGGGTCGCGTCGGCCGCTTTGTCCGCTGAGTCACCAAGGTCGTCCACGGAACCGGCGGCCCGGTCCGATGCGTCCCCCAGGTTGTCCATCCCGTCAGCGGTTTCCGCCACCGACGTTGAGGTGCGCCCGGTGGACGCTTCCAAAACCCGCATCGAGTCGGAGATCCCCGACGTCGCCGCGTTCATCCGGCGGAACCGGCGGTCCACCTGATCGGCGGTCGCATCCAGTTCGTCGAACTGGTCAGACACGTCAGCGCCGGAAGCCCGCAGCACGTCCAGTTGCTTACCTAGACGTACCGCGGCCTTCTCGGCTGCGCGCATCGACTCGGTGCGTACCCGAACCTTTTGCACAAGGTCAGGTAGTTCGATGGTCACGACTACCCTCCCCTCGGTTTGGCGGCCTCAGCGATGGCCACCATGTCTGAGGCTGAACCCTTCCGAACCTTGTGTTCACTCCCAGCGTTCAGGATGAAAATGGTTTGGGCTGGGCTCAAACCCCAGAACTCTGCCAGTCCTCGCTTGGCTCCGACCCAATGCTCAGCGAGGGCTGCGGTGGTGTTGCGGGGCTGGGGTTGGTCTGGGTGACGGGCTCTGCGCTTTCGGCGTTTTCTTCCGCCTCCTGCGCTTCCAGTTCCGCCACCATCTTCGACCCCTCGGAGGCGATGCGTTGTTTCAACCGCTTCGCAGATGACACCCCCGTCTTCAACACTCGGACGACGGCATCACCCTCGATGCCGTTCGCCATGAGGATCGCCGCACCAACAGCGGTCGCGTAGTCATCGATGGCGTCATCGATCATCCGCTTACCGGACTCCTGTGTGGTGCACTCCCACATGATCGCGAGAGTTTTCACCATCGTCAGGAACGGCTTGTCATCGAGGGCTTTCTCCCACTCGTCAAGGTCGCCCCACTGTTCCTCCACATCGGACAGGGACAGGTTGGTGAACTTGATGAACATGGTTTCCAGCACCGGTTCGGCGTTGAGGTCGTCCGATGTGTAGACGCGGTTGTACCGCACCCCGTTCGCATCGGGTTCGACCTGATGAACCAGGACCGGGATGCCCCGGTTTTTGAGAACCTGAACGGACGGGAGTTGTGGCAGCGCGCTCATGCCGGTAGAGCGGTGACGACGTCCTTGAACTCAACGTCAACCATCACGTCGTTGGAGTCCAGCGGGATCGCTTCCAGTTCCAGGGTCGGCTGACCGAACTCGTCAGTCTGACCCGAGATCAGCGTCCCACCAGTCAACTGGCACTTGAACAGGGTGACGTGGAGGTCACCAAGCCCAGTCTCGACGTCCTCGATCTTGAACGCCGCCTTGAAGTACGGCAACGAGTTGTCACCGAGAAGGCGCCACCGGGAGTTCGTGACTCCGGTGTCGGTGACGGTTCCACCGAGGATCGCCGCGAGAACATCGAGGGAGACCTTGCCGTACGTCGCCGAGACCGTCATCTTGTCGACGCGGCCCTTCTTCGCGATGATGCGGGCGTCACCCTTGAGTTCAGCGGTGAGGAAGTTCGGGTCCATCGACGCCTCGGCGATGCCGGGAACGTCAACGGCGGCACCGTACGCGGGGGATGCGCCGGTGTCGGAGGTGAGTGGGTACACCTTGAAGTCGTGTACGTCGTACACCACGGTTGAGTGGGTAAGCGGCATGACGGCCTCCTGAGCCGAGAGAACGGTTTGTGCTTATGGGTCGTGCAGCGGGTCGTGCTACCGGTGGGGCTAGAAAGCCGTCGGGTCGTGCCTTACGGTCAGGGTAAAGGCTCGGTGGACGATGTTCGTGTCACGCTCGGAAAATCGTTGCGTGTCATCCAACGACAGCCGTGTCGTCGTGGCCCCGTTCAGACCCAACTTCGCACCGTCTAGTGCGCTGACCACCCGTCGCGCGACGTCCTGGTGTTCCTTTCCCTTGTCCTCCCACAGGTCCACCTGCACAGTCCGGACCAGCATCAGAGACCGCTGATCCCCTTGCAGTTGAGGGCCGGTCGCGACGGCGTCGTAGATCGTCACGTAGGGCAGCGTCGCTTTCTCGGGGGCTTCATCAGCCCACACCCGTTCGTTGACAACACCGTCACCGACGATCAGGTCACGGATCGCCCCACCCACGGTGGCAGCCATCAGAGTTCCGAGTAGTAGTCGAACGTGGACCCGGGAGACTGACGCTCGATAGCCACAATCATGTAGAGGGAGTTGACGCGCTCGGCTCCCGAGGTGATGTAGCGAGGGGTGCGAACAGCGAGACCGCCAACCCCAGCGTCGATCATTCCCTGCGAGACGAACAGCGTGATGTTGCCCGCGGTGTCGTTCTGCTGAGTGTGGGCGAGGCGCGGGATGCGGTCCATGGTCCACGTGTAGTCGAGCAGATACGATCCTGGCTCGGCTTGCATGACCCTTGCCCCGGCTGTGGGGGTGGCGCTGAGGGAAATGCTCTGCCAGACGTATGCCGAGTAGATGCCGGGCTCGGTGGCGCGCCATACCTGCGAGCCCCAGGCTTCGCCAGTCCAGGTGCCGGTGGGCGGCTGGTTGACAATCTGATAGTTGGGGACATGGGCCATGTTGAGTGCGATCCACGCGGCCTTGATCGCATTGTCATCCGCAAGGTTCGCGGTGGGGCTGTAGGCCTCATAAAACGTCAGCGCCGGGCCGTACGGGGGTAGTGGTCCGGCGGTCGGCGCCCACACCCCACCTTCGCGGACGAGCGCGTCACCGTCGGCGGGTTCCCCGTCGACGTCCATCAGGTCATTCAAAACACTCGGGACTAGGTCTTTCCGATCCTGTTCCGCCATTACCCTCGACCTCCAAGTCGACGTGCCATCGCGCGTTCCCTGCCCCGGATTCCGTCGGCTACGTCGTCCCGGATCGTGCCGTGATTCCGTGCCATCACCGGCCGCAAATGCGGTCTCGGTGCAACCTTCGACGTCCCGAACTCCAAATACGCGGCGTACGGGGACCCGGTCCCGATCGACAGGGTCGCACCGTTCAGATCCCGGTCCACCCCATGCCCGTAGGAGGCGCGCAACTGCCCGGTGTCCGGTGCGGGTGGTTCGCCCGGCGCGGACGCCTGATGTGGCGTCCTGGTCCCGTACGGTACGGCGTGGCCCTGGTGGGTGAAAAACAAGGTGGTGTACACCCGGCCCGTCCCCGGTTTCGACAGTTCCAACCGCAACTCATTCGTCAGTTTCAACCCCAACGTTTCGAGATCCCTCGGCACCCCGGCGCGGCCAGCCCGCAGCACAGCGGCGATGTTCTTCGCAACCTGAGCGCCCGTCGACACGTCACCCATCAGAGAGTCACCTGATCGTAGTAGTCGAAGGTGGAACCGGGTGAGTATCTTTCGATGACGATTTCGAGGTAGATGCTGTTGATGCGCTCAGCACCAGATGTCAGGTACGCAGGATGTTTGAGGTCGAATCCTCCTGCACCGGCGTCGATCATTCCCTGCGAAATGGACAGGTTTAGGTTTTCTGCTCTGGAAAACTGTGTGGGGCTGATTAGTCCTGCCCAAATGGGGTCGGGCCCCCAGGTGAACGATGCGATAGAGGACATTGGGGCGGAGAAGAAACCTTTGGCACCTGCGGTGGGGGTCTCGCTCACCGTGAAGGTTTGTAGGATGTAGGCATTGTAAATGCCCGGTTCTGTGGCGAACCAGCGTTGGAGGCCACGCGCGCCTATCGCCAACCCTTGCCAGGTACCTATGGCCGGTTCGCTGGGCGGAACAACGTAGTCATACTGTGTGTCACGGATCACCGACAACGCCACGAACGCGGCTTTGACCGCGGCGTCGTTGGCTAGGTTTGCTCCGGTGTAATCAGCGGTGAAGAAAGACAGCGCCGGACCGAACGCCCCGGGGAGCGGTCCCGCCGCTGGAACCCATGCCCCGCCTTGCCGGATCAGCATGTCGCCGTCGGCGGGTTCACCATCAACGTCGATGAGGTCGTTGAGGACTGCGGGGACCAGGGTGGGTTTGTCCTGTTCAGCCATCATGTTCCGCCTTCAACTGTGGGTGGGGTGATCAGGGTGCTGACGAGGACTTGGGCGATGTTCTTCGCGACCTGCGCCCCAGTGGACACATCACCCATCAGAGTCCCAATCTTGTGACGTACAAATACATCAAGGTGACCGTGACAGTGTGCGCGGCAGCCACCTTGTCGACCCTGACCTGTGGGTACAAAGGCATCGGGTAGGAACCGTTGGTGCCGTCAGGGTAGGAACGTCCCGTGAGTGGAGCGGATTGTAAGTAGTAGTCACCGTTACCTGCTAGGAACGTTTGGAGTTCAGCGTTGACTGAAACGTAACTTTCACCGTACTGCGGGAACCCGTCGCCCGTGAACGTCACGAGCACAAAATCTCCTGACACCAGCCCGGTGATCTGCGCGGCCAGGTTGAAAGCGTAAACACCAGGGGTGTTTTGCTGAATAGTTCCGGCACCATCCACGGAAAGAGAATCGTCATTGACGATATCGTTGTTTGCTGAGTAGTCGACCCAGCCGGTCCAGGTGTTCTCGTAAACTCCGTCAGCCATCACCTTGCCTGCGGTCCTTTGGAAGATCCAAGACGGCATGAACGGTCCTGCGCTTGGAACCCATGCCCCGCCTTGACGGATGAGCATGTCGCCGTCGGCGGGTTCACCGTCGACGTCCATCAGGTCGTTGAGAACGGACGGGACTAGATCCTCACGATCCTGTTCAGCCATCATGCGCCTCCGGAAACGGTGGGTGGGGTGATCAGCGCGCCGACGTGGTTACCGGCGTCGTGTGAGGGAAGTTCATCCCGAACTCGGGTGAGGAGGACCCGCAGGTGGGAGGGGTTGGGGCGGACCACCGACACCGTGTACGTCCCGACCAACCATGGCGGCACCCCTGTGGTTGCGATGACGGTGGATTGGTCGGTGACCCCGGTGTCGTGCGCGCAGAGGAACACCGCGTCGAGGATGACCCCCCGGGATGCGGCCCGGTCGATCTCGCGGGGGTTGGGCGCGGTCAGGTACCCGACAACGGGAGTTCCGGGGATGTCGGCGTACGACCAGCGGCCTTCGGCGTCGACGTCGACGGCGGCGGCTTGGTTGTCCTGAAAGGTGAGGGTGTGGGTCCACAGCCAGGTGGGTTCCTCAATGG